CAAAGATATGCTGATAGTACGGAACTTCAAATTGAACTTCCTGTACCTGATCTTAGGAGACAAGATACAAAAAATAGACAGAATAGCACAGATGATCTTGGAGATTATGTGAAACTAACTCTTCAAGAAAGAATTCGTAAGCATTTTCAAATCTCTCTTGATCTTTATAATGAGATGCTTGAAAAAGGTGTGGCAAAGGAATGTGCTAGGTTTGTGCTCCCACAGGCAACACAGACCCGTCTATACATGTCAGGGTCTCTAAGGTCATGGATGCATTATATTGACCTTCGCAGTGCTCATGGCACCCAGAAGGAGCATATGGAGGTTGCAGAAGCAGTCCGTTGTATCTTTACTTGTCAGTTCCCAGTAATCTCTTCTGCTCTTGGTTGGGGTAGGGAAGACTGTCCCGAATGTGTAGATGCCCCTTCTATTTGTATAGAATAAATATTTTTGTAAATTATTATAACTATGGCAATATATCCAATCATTCATAAAGAGACTGGTGAAACGAAAGTGATTGAAATGAGTGTTCATGATATCACTCAGTGGTATAATGAAAATCCTGAATGGCAAAGAGATTGGTCTCAAGGATGTGCCTCACCAGGAGAAGTTGGTGATTTGTTAAGCAAACATGTTAATAGAAACCCAGGATGGAATGATGTCCTCCGAAAAGTTTCTAAAGTTCCAGGATCAAATGTAAAACCAATTTAACTATGGCAAGAAAAAGAAGGAGCAATAGCGATCAACCAATTGGTATTGGTATGACCGCAAAACAAACGAAAAAAAGAAAACCAATTAGTTCTGATTACTTGGTTGATGTTGAACCTCTAACAGAAAATCAAAGGAAACTTTTTACTTCTTATTCAGAAGGAAAACATTTAGTTGCTTATGGTGCTGCTGGCACAGGTAAAACGTTTATCACTCTTTATAATGCACTCAAAGATGTATTGGATGAGACAACACCATACGAACAAATCTATGTGGTTCGTTCTCTTGTAGCAACGAGAGAGATTGGATTTCTTCCTGGAACTCATGAAGATAAATCATCACTTTATCAAATTCCTTATAAGAATATGGTAAAGTATATGTTCCAGATGCCAAGTGATGCTGATTTTGAGATGCTTTATGGTAATCTTAAATCTCAGGAAACTGTAAAGTTTTGGAGTACCTCATTTATTCGTGGTACAACTCTTGACAATTCAATCATCATTGTTGATGAATATCAGAACCTTAATTTTCACGAATTGGATTCTATTATTACTCGTGTTGGCGAAAATAGTAGAATTTGTTTCTGCGGTGATGCAACTCAATCGGATCTTGTAAAGACAAATGAGAGAAATGGCATTAGTGATTTTATGAATATTCTTCGTAAAATGCCTTCATTTGATGTTATTGAATTTGGTGTTGATGATATTGTTCGTTCTGGACTTGTCAAAGAATATATTGTTGCAAAAATGGAACTTGGATTGTAATGTTTAATTTTGTTGATATTGAACTCCCTCAATTGGAGAGGGAGACTATTGATGGTGTTCGTTACTATAAAGTTCCTGATAATGGCGAATTGCTTCGTTTTGCTTCTATTACCTCTGTAACTAGTCATAAGAACCGTCAGTTCTTTGCTGATTGGAGAAAAAAAGTAGGAGAAGAAGAAGCAAATAAAATCACGAAGAAAGCAACCAGTCGTGGAACTGATATGCATACTTTGTCTGAAATGTATTTGAAGAACGAAAGTTTGCCATCTGACGTTCTTCCAATTTCACAAATGTTATTTGGAATTGCGAAACCTTATTTAAATAAAATAAATAATATTCACGCACTTGAAAATTCTTTGTATAGCAAGGTTTTAGGTGTTGCGGGGACTGTTGATTGTATTGCTGAATACAATGGTGAATTAGCAGTTATTGACTTCAAGACTTCTAAGAAACCAAAACCAAAAGATTGGATTGAACATTATTTTGTTCAATGTGCTGCTTATGCTTGTATGTTATATGAACTTACTGGTATAATGGTAAAGAAATTTGTAATCATTATGGCTTGTGAAAATGGAGAATGCGAAATTTATGAAGAATACGACAAAGCAAAATACATCAAATTGCTCACCGAATATATTAGAGAATTTGTTAGAGATAAACTGGAGCAGTATGGACGATAATCTAACTCAAGAATTAAATAACAAGTTTTTGTGCTCACAAAAGTTTGCACAAGAAATTGAACAAATTGTAAAAAATTCAAAGATCAATTATATTGATGCAATTATCACTTATTGTGAAGAAAATTCAATTGAGATTGAAACTGTATCAAAATTAGTTTCAAAACCTTTGAAAGAAAAACTAAAGCACGATGCAACAGAATTAAACTTTTTGAAAAAAACTACTCGTGCTAAATTGCCATTGTGACACCGTTTGATGTTTATAAAACTTACTTAGCATTTAAAAATCATTTTTGTAAAGAAAATTACGATTACTTTAAATATTGCGGAAAGTCCAGAGCATCTATAACTTCTTTTCATAAACGTAAAGATAGATTTTTCTTTGAAAGAATGAGTCGTCAAAAAAACGACGAAGAAATTAAAGCATATTTTGTTGCAAATTTTGTAAAGTGCGATGATCCAGAACGATTGTGGATTGGTGAAATCATTAGATCTGGTGAAGATATCTATCAGGAATGGCAAAAAAGACAACAAAGTTTGTCTTATCTTTTTAAGGAACAATCGGATCAGATGTTGTCTGAAAGCAACCTAAACGACTTATTGGATTGCTCAAGGCAACACCCACCCATTCTTAAAATGTTCCTGAGCGGGAAGATTCATATAGAAACACTAGTCATTTGGAATATGATTTTCCTGTTCGGGAATAATTTTGACAAGAAATTAAAAGACCCAGTGTGGGAAACCGTCAGTTTAAGAATCCGAAAATACGAGCCATTCCTAAATATTGATGTGGAAAGATATAAAAAAATTATCAAGGAGATTATATATGAGTAGATTTTTTGATTCAGAAGTAGTCAGAGAATCATTGAAGGAACTTGATGATTTACAAGAGAAACTTTTCAATCAAATTATGAAGATTCCTTTTTCTGATACAGACACGAAAAGGAAACATTTGGAAACAATGAGAGAATTTTTAGAAAAACAAAAATTGTTTATCTTTAGAATGTCTCTTTCTGATGATCCAGAAGCAGTAGAAATGAAAGAACGAATTATGCAATCTGCTGAAATGTTTGGATTTAAACCAGAAATGGGAATTAATTCTTTCTTTGAAAAAATGGAAGAAACTCTTGAGAAGATGGAAAAATCTCTTGACATCTGATTTTATTCTTGCTACACTTAATACGGACAAATACTTCCAATACAACTAATACGGAGAATACGAATGTCATTTCAAGATCTTAAAAAGCAATCCAAGATGGGTTCTTTGACCGAGAAACTCATCAAACAAGTTGAGAAACTCAACGATAGTGGTTCCAAAGATGATGATCGTTTTTGGAAACCTGCAATGGGTAAAGGTGATACTGGTTCTGCCATTATTCGCTTTCTTCCCGCACACGCCGAGTGTGATCTTCCTTGGGCACAAGTTTGGTCTCATGCCTTTCAATCAACTGGTGGATGGTTGATTGATAATTGTCTTACTACTCTCGGACAACAATGCCCTGTATGTGAGGCAAACCGAGAACTGTGGAATACTGGTAGTAAGGATAATCAAAATATTGTTCGTGATCGTAAGCGTAAGCTTTCTTACTATGCAAATATCTACGTTGTAAAAGACCCTGCTAATCCTGCAAATGAAGGTCGGGTATTCCTTTACAAGTTCGGTAAGAAAGTATTTGATAAGATTACTGCTGCAATGCAACCAGAGTTTGATGATGAAGCACCAATCAATCCTTTTGATTTCTGGAAGGGTGCTAACTTCAAACTGAAACTGGTGAAGAAAGATGGTTATTGGAACTATGATAAATCAGAGTTTGCTGAACCTTCTGTTCTTCTGGATGACGATGATGAACTGGAAAAAATCTATCAGTCCATTACTAATCTGAATGAATTCACAGATGTTAAAAACTTTAAGTCTTATGAAGATTTGAAGAAGCGTCTGAACTATGTTCTTGGAAATAAGACTGCTGCTCGTAAAGCAGATCCTGAACTAGACGATGAAGATGATTCGTCTTCGCCTGCTTTGACTGAAGATCTTCGTTCTGAACTTAACTCTCTTGCTTCAAGTGCAAAAGCAAGTTCTGATGATGACGATGATGAGACGCTTTCATATTTTGCTCGCTTGGCAGCAGAGTAATTTCAAAATCACTTTTTGATTTCATTTTCCCCCGAAAAAAAATTCGGGGGATTTTTTTGTCTAAAAGGTTTTTTACATTCCAGATAATTTTGGATTAGAAGATTGTATAGTTGATTGATTAATATATTGACTTGATGGAGTATATTTCATAATATTTCTTAAGTCAGATACAAATACTGATAAGTATTCTGGTTTAAGAATTAAAATTTGTCTTTTCTTTTCATTCAATTGAACTTCATATTCATAATTTGATATTTCCTTAAATCTATCTAATTTTCTTTCTACAACATTTGAAGAGTTTAAAAAGTCAATGCCAAAAGTTTGGGTGGCAAAACTTACAGTTACTCCTGGAAATGGATATGTTGTTGAGGGATTAAAGGAAAATGTTGGATTTCCTCCAGATTTGCTGATTGAATATAAGTAGGATGTAATTTGATTATTTACAGTTCCAACAGTATCACCGACTGAAACATTTATATTTTGATCTCTTAAAGAAACAGTAAGTGATCCACCCCAAGAGGAAGCCCATTTTGTTAAGTCATTATTTATTGTAATTGGAATTTCAGTTGAATTTCTTCCATTAATATAAAGTTTAGAAGTAGATATTCCAACATTCTTTTTACTTACATTAATGTCAGTGACTGAATGATCAAATAATTTTGTTTCTTGACTTGAAAATACAGAAACATATTGATTTAAATTTACACTTACTTCAGTTTCATTGATAATTGGAAAACTTGTAATTGTATATTGATTTGCATCTTCTACAGTTTTGAATG